GTTTTTAAAATCAGGAATGAACCGCTTCATGTACAGCATGTTATCCCCCTCTGAGATATCAAAGTACCCAGACTGGATGAAAGCCACAATCGGCAGGCCGTCGCCGTTTACACCCTCTTCTTGGTTGTATACCAAGGTTCTACCGGGCGTTAAGCCGTAAATTGTAGAGATGGTGGGCTCGGTGCTGTCTTGGAGATACTCCGCACCAAGAGGCTTGGAATACGTCCCAAGATCAACCCAAGCTGTTCGAGGCATCGTGCCCACGTGCCACGTGTTTTCAAGGTAGTTGTAGGTGACGAACCGGTCAATCTGGTCGCTGGTAAAGGAGCAATACCACCAAGTCACCTCGTTGAACTGGGAATTCACCCCAGCATGGGTCTTGGCCCCTTGCACGACATTTATGTCCTTAAACACATAGTCTTGGACCGTGGACGGCAGCTTTTTAACCGTACCATCGAACATGTAAAACGCCTCAGTGCCCATCCAAAAGGCAACACCGTTCACGTCCACCGCAGCATGTGGCCCGATGCAGCCGCAGTTAGCGCCAAGCTGCTGAAACCCAAAAGTGTACGGCGGACCGACGTACTGCATGCCATGCAAAGATGTGTCGGTGAAGATCAAAATCTGCCCCCGCGAGCGCACCGCTGAGACAATACGGCTGCCATCTGTCAGGCGCTGCCCCCCAGCCGTGTTCGTGGCCGTCTCAGCAAAGGTGTTGATGTCCTCCTGGTTGGAGAAGCGCACAAACATCGGGTCTTGGGTGCTTGTTGTACCGATTACCGTTTCCGTACCAAAACAGACTAGATGCCTGTCTGGCGTGGACACAAGAGCATAGGCACTTTTCGTTGGAGCACCGCTAATGGCAGTGGCCCGTGTTCCAAGGCCCGCGCTCAAGTCCCAACGATAAATGGCTCCGTTGACAAGCTGGCAGATAAGGTCTTCACCAAATGTGTCTAACTGCCAGACGCGAGAGCTTAGAAACACCCCCGTTCCACTTGTTCTCGGAGTGTTCCAAGTGCTCTCGCCCCACGTTCCAACGCCCCAGCCAAAGTCAAAAAAGCTGGTGTCCGTCCCAACGCTGATCTGATAAGTGCCTACAACAGCAGCCCCACCGTTTCCAGAGTCTGAGGCATTTGCTGAAACAGGAGAGGTAATTGTGTAGCTGTTGGCATTGATGATTGAGGTAATCTCAAACTGCGATTGCAAAATAGCCTGGGTTATATTTCCCCCCACCCCCAGACCATTCGCACCCACCCCGCTAAAAGTAACGAAATCCCCTACGGTTGCCCCGTGGGCATTGTCTGTTACTGTGATGACCGTGGATCCCGTAGAGGCGGCAAAGGTCACATCCCCAGCAGCGGTAGTGGCTCGAATAGGAGTGATATCGGCCCAAGAACCCCCAAAGAACACATACAGCTTTCTCGTGGTTCCCACGGCAGCATAAGGAGAGCCATCTAAGGCATTCCAGGTAAAAACCTCGCTTGCAAGGCCTACGAGGTAAGAATTAGCGTTACTGAACCGCGTCCAACCGCCCAGCTTTTCTGGCAGGCCGTAGCGAAAACGAATGAAATCCCCGTCAATCCAGCCGCCTTCCGCACCGTATTCGGTGTTCTGCTTGTCGATTCCTGGTTTTAGAAAGAGGCGGGCAAGGGGCACTCAATAGCTCCATACGCTCGGGGTAGGTAGTTGCCCAGACCGAATGTCTACGTGGATAAAACGACCTGTGCCTTTTTGTTGCACACCAACACCGGTGAAGCCGTGTTTGAACGCCAGGGAGAGGATTCTGTGGGCCTCTGCACCCTCTGCCGCGATGTCAGCAGCCAAGCCTAATGCGTGAGCGCCAGGGGCGGGTTTTTTAGCTTCTACGGGGTGCTGTGGGCAGCGGTATCCGGAGGTGATCTTCATGGGTTTGTTGTACTCAGTTCTCATCGCCTGGAGCTTATCCAACAGACCTTCTTGGACACCCTCACCCCCGCAATGAGAGCAGATGAACTCTCTGACCGAAAAGTTGGGGTATTTTTCCCAGTTAATCACTTCTTCTTACTCCAGATTTCCGCAATTTTTTCCATACCACGAGAACCAAAATAGAAGGAAAAAATAAGCATTCCCCATTGCCCGAGAAGAGTCACATACACTTCGTTAGCGTTATGCCCATAAGCCGACATCATCGCAAAAAGGAAGTAGGCCGCAAAGACAGCGATAAGAGCCATAGGACGGATGTTCTTGGATAACCACGAGTCACTCGCCATGTCTGCTTGTTGGCGCTTGGTGAGTTCCTCTTGTTCTTTTATATCTGCTTCGATCTGAGCAAGTTCACCTTTCTGAACCATCTCCATGAGCTTTACCTGCGCCTCTGCCTTTGAGACAGGGTCTGGTATTACCCGATCAAGGATCTTTTCCCCAATCGAAAGAATGGCAGCAAGGGGCAACATTGATCTTCCTTATTCAACGGTTTCGACTTCTTTCCAGCTTACCGTGTCCTCATCCCAGGAATACATCTTCGGCGGTTCTCCCGTGCCAGCATCCTCGGGCATAGGTACAGGCGCGTTCCATTGGGCTGTTTCTTCGTTTAGCACCCAACTTGCGTATGGTTTCGGAGGAACAAAAGCGTCCAGATCAGCGTTGTAGGTGTAGCCGATCCCCGCATAGTTCTTGCGCTTGTTACCGTTGTAGCTAGTCTGCATCCAAGTACCACCGAACAGACGCTCGCAGAAAGCAGCACCGATATGCTCTTTCTCAACACCAAAAGCATCAGCCGTATCCTTGTTATCTACAACAATCACCTGAGTGACAATACCGTCCTCGATCTTAGCGTAGTGGGCCACTTATTACTCCTTTACCAATTAGTTACAAATTCACGCATCTGCGTCTTGCCGCTTACCATGCTTGCATCTTCATACTCCGCAACATGATAAACAGATATATGGGTATAGCCTAGTTCTCTTGCGATTCTCACTCGATTGTTACCAACATGAACATTAAACACCTTGTTGCGAATACTTGTTGCCATGCCGCTTATGTCTGGGTTTGGTTTTGTCCTGTAACGCTCATCTAAAGACCAGACCACAATCGGGTTTAGCAATCCTTTTTCTAAAATGTCCTGCTTAATCTTTTCAACCATCACCTCATCAAACCGCACCACACTTATGCTTAACTGCTCTAGCGGGTACTCCGTGTAAAACTCTGGGAACTCGTTGTTCTTAGCCTTTAACAGATTCAAGTTGTAACCCAGTTAAGTTCATCTCATCCCCTACAGAACCCACGGGGAAGGTGTTAAACGAAAGACTGATACGGGTCTGGTCTCCCTTTACTGTCTCAACCATGTGCGTAAGGCTTGATGGAAACAGCACCAGATCACCAGTACCCACCTCAAACCACCACGACTCAGAGTTCCAGATATTCCAATTCTCAGGAGGAAACTTGATCTGTTGGAACCCATCACGGTAGAAATAAATCTTGTCTGTCTCCCGATTGGCCTGGGGATAAAACACACCAGAGACAAAAGAGTTAGGGTGAGCGTGTTTGTGGTGGAACTGTCCAGGCTCGGTGTAGTTCGTCCATGACTGTGTTACCCGCAGACTGACATTGTGCTTAGGGTTATGCACAGTCTTGAAGTATTCCGCAACCTTGGTTTCGATAAAGTCTCTGAGCTTGGTCATCTCCTTATTGCGGAGAATCGTGTTATCCACAGAGGTTGTGTTGCCCATGTTAGGGCGTGTTTCTTGGCCCTTTATGAACGACAATTCTTTTGCAGTGAGATCACGCTCTAGCTTGTAGATCGCAACAGGTTGGGGGAATAGGTTGTGGATCACGCAGCCACCTTTCTTCCTGTCAGTTCTTCTAGCTGCTCGGGCAACCAGATGGTGTTTATAGAGTCCTCAAACGCTTGTATCTTGTCCATGACTTCTCTGACTTCTTCCATGCTTGGTTGCGGTCTTGGGTCATCCCACTTAGTTATGACTGAGTTAGAGATTTCCCACTTAGCACCAGGGCGAAGTAGGTGCATGGCTGTATCCACGCCAACAAGTCTGTAAATTTTTGCGTCCATAGTTAGATTGTGTATTTGATAATTACGATGCCAGAGCCGCCTGCTCCGCCATCAACAGTGCTACTTCCGCCACCGCCACCGCCACCACCCGTATTGACAGTTCCATTTGTTGCGGCAGTTGCAGAAAAAACCCCGCCTGCGCCGCCTCCACCTGTTCCTCCAGATCCAGCCGTGTAAGGGCTTCTCACCCCACCGCCGCCACCGCCAGCATAAGTAACTGATGATCCGCTTATGCTTGATGCGGTTCCGTTTCCGCCACTTCCCGAAACAGTAGAAGTCGCTGCACCGCCTGATCCATTAGCACCACCTCCACCTCCGGTTGTATCGTCATTTGCCCCGCCAGCCCCCCCATTGTTACCTTGAGAAGGGTTTACAGATGGCGTGTTCCCATTTCCTCCAGAAGGAGCAGGAGAACTGCCTCCTGTACGACCACC